TTAATCAGTGGGTTCTGGGTTCAAGTCCCAGGGGGCGTACTTGGAACGGCCCTCGGCGATCTCATCGTCTGAGGGCCGTAGCCATTCCACGGGGAAGCCGGACTCTGCGGCAAGTACCCGCAGTGCGCCGATCTTCGGCTCGTCACGCAGCGTCTCCCACCGCCAAACAGTTACCTTGCTCACTCCGACGTAGCGTGCAAACGCTTCCTTGGTCATGCTCGCGCGCATCAGTGCCACAGTCATCCGCTCCTGAAAGTTCAGAACCACGGGCGTCTCTACGGATGTAGTCATGTAGCGATTATTACATAACATAGCCAACGACACGCCGAGCAACCTACGCGCGCAACCGCTCAACGTGTGCTTACGTCATCCTCATGACGAAACGATTGTTACGTGATGCGACACTCCTATCCACGTCAGACGTGGCGGAGCAACTAGCACTATCGAAGGTCCACGTCACTCGGCTGGTGAAGTCGGGTGATCTCTCCGCCATCCGCATAGGTGGGGGGCGGCTCGCTTCGCTTGCTTTCGATCCCGCCGAGGTCCAGAGGCTCCGGGCGATCCGTGTTGGCGAGCCGGGCGAGGACCGAAGTGCCTACCGCCGTGAGTGCTACCTCTCGGCGATCAAGGCGGTGGTGGCGCGGACCGGTGGGACCTTTCACCTGGGCCAGCTGCGCGAGCACTTGCCAGAAGACGCAGCCGGACCGCAGGCCGGCGCGCTCATCTCGGGCCTCGTGCGAGGCCACCGCATCGAGTGGACCGGCGCGGTGGCCACATCGGGCGACGCGCGCAACCGCCACGGCCTCACGCCTTGCAAGGTCTACCGCGTAGTGGGTGATCTCGCATGACCGCCGTCTGGTTGCTCACCCTCGCCTCCGCCGCATCCGGCATCGCATACGCCGTGACGGGCAGGTCTGGCCTGGCGCTCCTCGCCCTTTTACTACTCGGGCTAGCGTTCGCTGCAGGCGCCGCGTGGGAGGCACTCCAATGACGCATCGTCACGTCTTCCGAGATAGCCCAGTCGCTTACGAACGGGCAGTCGTTGAGGTGGTCCTCGGCTGCAGGAAATGCCCGTCGGAGGTCACCGTGTGGCCGGAGGACCTCGACTTCGAGCCACTGGCAGACACGGTGCGCTGGCTCCTCCGGAATACCAGCTGGACGTATGTCCGCAAAGGCAAGCATTACCTGCTCACCTGCCCGTCATGCACCGCCCGCCTCGGAGATGACCAGCAATGAAGATCCCACTCCCAGGCGGATGGGTGGTCGTCGCCTCCACCCGCTTCAACATCTCGCACCCGTACATGGCCATCGCACCGGGGTGCCCGCTCACGCCGCACCCGTGGCGCTGGTGCGCCTGCCGCGTCTTCCGGACGCAAAGGGCAGCAATCGCATACGCAGAGGAGCAGCTGGAAGGCGGGCGACCGTGAGCCTTGAGTCGATGATCTGGGCGCTTCACCTCAAGCCGGCCGACCTGGCAGGCGTCCACGATGGAGCGCACCTGACGCTCGTTCTGCTGTCCAACTACATGAGCCCCGAGGGCACTGGCGCATGGCCCAGCGTGGAGACGCTGGCCGAGCGTCGTGGGGTGGCCGGGCGCACCATCCGGCGCCACCTCGAGCAGCTGGAGGAGGCCGGGCTCATCACACGTGGCGACCAGACAGCCGCGCGGAATGTGCCTGCCAATCGGAGGCCAATTGTGTGGGATTTGGGCTGGTCCAGGGGTGACACAGGTGTCACGTCTAGGGGTGACGGCCGTGTCACCCCAGAGCCCTTCTGGGGTGACACCCGTGGCACTCCAGGGGTGACACCTGGTGTCACACAATCCGTTATTAATCCCTATGTAGAGAGAGATCTGTTGTCTTACCAGCGCGCGAGCCACGACGAGCTGGTCGACCAGCCGGACCGCGACTGCATCCACGGCCACGCGATTCGCTACTACGACGACCGCAAGACCAAGCGCCGCCAGCCGATGTGCGCCCTTTGCCGTCGGGTGGGCGCAGTGACCCCCGCTCCGACCGAGCACACCGAGATCGACCCAGACTCGCCTGACCCGATCACCTGGGCCCTGGCTGCCGCCCGCGCGGCACGCACCACCGAGGAGGAACCGACCAATGACGCAGCGTGACGTCACCACCCAGCTGCTCGCCACCGTAGGCGCGCTCACGCGCACGGCTCGGACGGTGGCATGCGCGACCTCAGCAGAGGTGGCCGCCATCCGTGATCTCGTGCAAGCGGCCAACGCCGCCACCGAGGACCTCCGGCTCGTGGACGCCATCGCCCGTCTCGAAGCAATCGAGGCGCACCTCGACCGCCTCGCTGAGGTGGCGCGTCAGTGAGCTCGCGACCAGGCAACGTGAACCGCAAGGCCCGCTCCATCGCTCGTCGCAAGGCCGAGCAGGGCGCACCGTGCTGGCGGTGTGGCAAGCCGGTAGACCTGACCAACTCTGCGAGTTGGCACGCAGGACACATCGTGGACGACGCACTCGGCGGCGAGGTGAGCGAGTCCAACATCGAGCCGGAGCACCAGCGGTGCAACACCAGCGCTGGCGGCAAACTGGCCCAGGCTCTCAAGGCTGCTGACAAGGCCGCCGCGTCCGAGGCGCAGCGTTTCCGTCCCGGCTTCTGGTTCCCTGCGCGGAGCCGCCGATGACCGGCCAAGGCGCTCTCGACCTGCCCGGATTCTTTGAGAGGGCTGGGAACCCACGCACGCCGGCCCCGCCCATTTCTTATATTCAAGCGGCGCGGAACTGGCCCGGCGTGGCCAAGCCCGTCACCATGTCGCCAGTGCCAAAGGGCTTTGCCCCGGAGGATGTGACCATCGGCGCCATGCTCCTCGGCTTTGATCGCAGGCCTCGCCGAGCGGTGAAGCGCCGTGCCCCGAAGCCGGGTGAGCAGCTGCCCGACCTCGAGCTCCTGCCGCAGATGATCGCGTTCGCCTCAGTCCTCGAGGCGCGCAAGGCCAACGGTGAAATGCTCTACCCCGAGGTGGTGATTGAGGCGCAGCGCCGCACCGCCAAGACCACGTCAATCTGGTGCACGCTCCTGGGGCGTTGCATGAACAACCGCGGCCACAAGGTGGCGTTCACCGCGCAGTCTGGCGTCAAGGCGTCGGAGATATTCCTCGACATGGCCACGCAGCTTGAGCGAGAGTGGGCCGCCACCCACGAGGCCTGGCAGGAGCCGCCGTTCCGCGTCTACCGAGGCGTTGGCCACGAGATGGTGAAGTTCGACAACGACTCGATCATCCGCGCCTACCCGCCGGACCCGGCCGCGTTCCGCTCGGCCGCAGCCGACACGGTCTACATCGAGGAGGCGCAGGAGCACGGCCCCGCGAAGACGGAGATACTGCTCGGCGGCATCCTTCCGCTTATGGACACGATGGACGCGCCGCAGGTCATCATTGCCGGCACACCTGGCCTGAACCCAGACGGGATGCTCTTCGACGCCCTCTCACAAGGCCGCAGCGGGCAAATCGGCATCGTTGAGTTCGCGGTACCGGTCGACGACAACGGCGTGCCCATCCTCGACCCAGACGACCCGAAGACGTGGGACAAGCACCACCCAGGAATCGGCACACTCACCACCGCGGAGATCATCGCCGCCCGCCATGCCAAGCTGAAGCGAGTCCAGTTCCACCGCGAGTACTGCTGCATCTGGCCTATCGACACCACAACGCGCGTGATTCCCTCGGCCTGGTGGGATGCCTGCCGCGTCCCGTGGGACCAGCGCATCACCGAGCTGCCCTCGCGCTACGCGCTGGCCTACGACGTGGCCATCGACCAATCAAGCGCGGCCGTCGCCATCGCCTGGCGCGACGGCCAGGACAACGCCCACGTCGAGATTCTGGCCCACGACGAGCGTGACGACTGGCTGGCCCGATTCCTGATCACCTGTGCAGTTAACGGCCGCAACGTGCCATTTGGCTATGACTCCATGGGCAACAACGTCAACGTCGCCAACGACCTCATGCGTGCCCCGCGCGGCCGCCCGCGCCTTGTGCCGTTCTCCGGCGGCAAGCCTACGGCCGCAGCCACCGCCAACATGTACTCGCTCATCAAGGCTGGCAAGCTACGGCACTACGACCAGGGCAGTCTCAACGACGCCATTGCTGGTGCCGGACGCCGCTCAAGCTCTGCAGAGTCCACCGGCTGGTACTGGGCTCGCAAGTCGCAGGCGGACGTGACGCCGCTGGTGGCTGCGACCATGGCGCTGGCGACCTACGACCGTCAGCCGGCGGGAGGCCGAGCCTCGTTTGGAAGCCGTCGCACGAGTGAGCAATCACCAGACACGCCGACGGACGTCCCACAACGAAACTAAAATCGGGTGGAAGTTGCCCCGCTTATGGGCATCCTGGACCGTCTGAGGTCACTCACCGAGTACAGCTCAACATCGCCGCGGCCGCGCAGGCCAGCGTCACCGTGGTCCGGCGTGAACAACTCGCTCGGCAAGATCCACCCGTACATGCCCCAGTCCGAGTACGCACAGGTGGACCGCGCACAGGCCATGCGCGTCCCCGCCGTCGTGAAGTCACGCGCGATCATCACGGGCACCCTGGCCAAGCAGCCGCTACGCGTGTACGACGGTGAGACGCCCATCGAGTACCAGCCCATGTGGGCTCAGGGCACGGACACCGAGCTGCCGCTCTGGCACAGGATGGCCTGGACCATCGACGACCTGCTCTTCTACGGCTGGTCCGTCTGGGCGCGAGAGGACCTCGACGGCCAGCTGCGTGCTGCCATGCGCGTGCCCTACGACCGATGGCGCTTTGACGAGGCCGGACATGTCGAGGTGCAGGTGGATGAGGCGTGGTTCCCCGCCGGTGCAAGCGACATCGTGATCTTCGCTGGCCCGCAGGAAGGCATCCTGGACATCGCCTCGGACACGATCCGCGCCGCTTTGGCCATCGAGCGCACCATCAAGGACCGCTCGCGTACACCGTTTGCGCAGATCGAGATCAAGAACACCGACGGCACGCAGCTGGACCCCGAAGAAATCGAAGAGCTGCTCGAGGACTACCTCGCCTCGCGCCGCGAGATTGATGGCGCCACCCTGGGCTACACGCCCGCCGGGTACGACATCCTCTACCACGGCGAAGCACAAACGGACATGCTCATTGAGGCACGCAACGCGCTGCGCCTCGACATCGCCGCGTTCGTCAACCTTCCGGGCCAGATCCTCGACGCAAGCCTCTCCACCGCCTCGCTCACCTACTCCACGCGCGAGGGCACCCGCAACGAGCTGCTCGACTACTCCCTCAGCTACTGGGCCGACCCGATCGCCTCCCGTCTCAGCCAAGACGACATCGTCGCGCCCGGACTCCGCAGCCGCTTCGACCTCACCGAGTTCGTCGCACTTGTCAACACCCCCAATGCACCCATCACCGAGGACTGACCATGACCACGCTCAAGCTCGCAGCATCGCTCACCGCGTCCAACACGGACGCCCGCACCCTCTCCTACCGCATCCTCCCGTTCGGCGAGCCTGGCCGCACCAACCTCGGAGCGGCCCGCGTTGACGGCCCTGGCATCATCACTTTGCCCGTCAAGGCCGCCGAGCTCACTCTCAACGTCGAGCACGAGTTCACCCGCCCGGTGGGCCGCGCCACGCTCATCGCCGAGCGCGCAGACGGCATCTACGCGGACTTCCACATCTCGGCCACCACCGCAGGAGACGACCTGCTCGTGGAGGCCGCCGAAGGCCTCCGCGCCGCCGCATCCGTCGAGATCGACAACCCCATCATCCGTGGCGGCAAGCTCCTCGGCGGTGTCCTCACCGCCGTCGCTGCCGTCGTGAGGCCGGCGTACCCGTCAGCCCAACTGGTCGCAGCCGACTGTGGCGACGACCCCATCACCACCACAGGAGGAACCATGGCCACCCGCATCACCCCCACGCTCAAGGCCAACGCCGCCAGCCCGCTCAAGGCCAACGCCGCCGATGACCTCGTTGAGGCCGTCGCAGCGGTGGCCGAAGACGTTGCCGAGGCCGTCGTGGACGACGAGGAGCCCACCATCGACCCGGCTACGACCAGCACCGAGAGCGCGGCCCTTACCGCCGCACGTGCCCCCCAGGGCGTGCAGACCCCCGGCCTCAAGGCCGTCGATCGCAGGCACTCCGTGGCCACCGTGTCGCAGATGTTGGCCACGATCGCCAAGCGCAGCGGTAACCGCGTCTCCCCGCAGCTCATCGCCGCACTCGAAGAAGTGACCGCTGGCGACGTCCTGGACATCGTCACCCCCGCGAGCTTCGAGGGCCAGATCTGGTCCGGCCGCGACTACGAGCGCCACTACGTCGGCTTGACCGACACCGAGGCGCTCACGCACCTCGAGTACGAGGGTTGGAAGTTCAAGGACGGCAAGAAGCCGGCCATGGCTCCGTACGCCGGGTTCCCCAACGAGCCCGAGAGCAACGAGATCGAGGCCGTCAAGACGACCTGGGAGCCGGACATGTGGGCCTGGGCCGGTCTGCTCGACCGCAAGTACCGCGACTTCTCCAACCCCGCCTTTTGGGAGGCGTTCTTCAAGGAGGTGTCCACCTCGTACGCCGAGGGCTCGGACAAGGCGCACCTCGCTGCCCTGTGGGACGGCGCGACGTCCACCGCGGTCAACCTTGAGGCCAAGCCGGATCACGTCCCCGAGGGCCTGTTCAAGGTCGTCAAGGGCATCCGCGCCATCCTCGCCAAGGGCCTGCCGACCTTTGCCGTGCTCGAGTGGGACCTGTGGGAGGAGATCATGTGGACCCCGCAGGACCAGGTCCTCGAGTACCTCAAGCTCGCGCTCCGCGTCGAGTCGGGCGACATGCTCACGTTCAACATGCAGCCGTCCGTGGATCTGCAGCCGGGCGAGGTGCTCGTGGGCACCTCCAAGGCGGCCGTCCACCGCGAGCTGCCGGGCGCCTCGCCTATCCGCGTCGACGCCGAGGTGATCGCCAAGGGCGGCATCGAGCAGGGCGTGTTTGGCTACGCCGGCACCGAGATCCGTGAGGCGGGTGGCCTTGCCGCCGTCATCACCGACGACAGCGACGAAGGCGACGACGAGCACGACGAAGAGCAGCTCTAAGCACGGTTGGGTCGGAGCGAACAATGAGAACTTGGGTTACCCCACAGGACGTCCAGGCCGAGTGGCCCGACGCACTGCTCGACGAGGAAATCCTCGAGCGGCTCATCACAGCCGCCCAGGAGGTCCTCGAGCCGTTCGCTCCGACCCTGCCCGCCGAAGCGGCCGTCCCCGCCCGCTACCAGGAGGCGCTCATCCTCCATATCCGCGAGGTGTGGCGCGCCGCCGAGCGTGACGGCGACGTCATCGGCGTAGGCGAGTTCGCCGTGCGGGCACGCAGCATGACCGACATGGTCAAGTCACTGCTTCGCCCGAAGCGCGGAAAGCCCACCCTCCGATGAGTCCCCGCGTCAAGCTCAACAAGGCCCTCGAGGCGGCCCTGGAAGACCCGTTTGCCGTGCTCGTTGACCCGCCCACCTCGGCCGCCCGCTTTCCTGGCCGTGTCGTCGTGTGCGTCCAACGTGCCGGCATCACGCCGTCACCCGTGATGGCTGGATGGGCCAATGCCCTCGCCGTCTACCTCCTCGTCCCGCACGAGGCATACGCGGCTGCCGAGGAGGCACTCGACGAGCACCTCCCCACCTTGGTGGCCGCTATCGAGGCCGAGGGACTCCCCATCGTGTCAATGGACCGAGACGTGTTCTTCGACCAGGGAGAAAGCCCCGGCTGGCACGGCTACCGCGTGCTCACCACGGCCCACACAACCAACCCATAGGAGATTCACATGAAGGTCATGGCCAACCCGTACACCATCGCCAATGCCGTCCTCGAGCTTGGCGACAACACGTTTGAGAACGCCTGCTCCAAGATTGAGCTCGTCCCCACCTACGCCAATCCCACCTTTGACGCCGTGGATGGCAGCTCGTACACGGTGGGTGATGCGGCCCGCCGCACCCTCGAGCTGACGTATGCGCAGGACCACGTCGATGTCGAGGCGCTTCACGAGTACCTGCTGGCGAACGACGGCACCGTCGTCGGCTTCGAGTTCTACCCGCAGAGCGGCGGTAAGGGCTTCGCGGGCGAAGTGCTGCTCCGCGCCGGCAAGTCCGGTGGTCCCTCTAAGGCCGTGGCCACCGCCGACGTGTCGCTGCCCGTCAATGGCAAGGTCTCCCGAGTCGAAGTTGTCGTGGACCCCGAGCAGGACCCCGAGCAGGACCCCGAGCAGGACCCCGAGCAGGCGTGATCTCCGTTCACGACAGCAACCGACTCAAGGCGGTCGCACTCGTCATGCGCGGCCTTGAGCGGCCTGTTGTGCGCGAAATCAACACACGGACCCGCGACGAGCTCGGCCCCCTTTGGAAGAGCCTCGTCGAGCTCCACGCCCAGCAGCACGTCGACTTCCAGGTCCTCGCGAAGGGAGCCCGCCTCAAGCCGGGCAACCCGCCACAAGTCATTGCCGCATCCTCACGGCGACGCATGGCCGGCGGGCTCATCCCGGCCGAGCAGTTCCACATCCGCGAGTTCGGCGGCACCCGTGACGCGCTCACCACCTATAGCCGCCGCGGCCGCCGTGGCGGTACACACCAAGTGACCAGGCACACCGCCCGGCAGCTGCCACCGCGCTACCGCAAGGGCCGCGTCGTCTGGCCGGCATTCGCCGAGTTTGCGCCTCGCGCCGTCTCCCTGTGGGTTCAAACCGTGGTGCGCACCGTCATGGACGCCGTCGACAAGGAGGCCAACTGATGGCGACCGGAATTAACATCTCGCTCGTCTCCGACGTGCGCGACTTCCTCAAGGGCACCAAGGACGCGGGCGCAGCGCTCGACGATGTGGTGGTCTCGCTCGAAGACGTCGCCAAGGAAGGCACGACCACCGCAGACAAGCTCGGCCAGGACTTCCAAGACGTCCGCAACGACGGCACGCGCGCGGCCGAGCGCATGGAGCGCGAGTTCGAGGACGCATTCAAGGCCGTCAAGCGCGACGCATCTGACGCCAGCCGGGACGTCAGCCGCTCCATGAAGACGGCAGGCGACGACTGTGTCAACGTAGTGGACGAAGTCAAGAACGAAGCTAAGCAGAATTTTGCTGAGATGGCCTCGAGCTTTGCCGGGGACATGGACTCCGCAGTCGACCTCGTTCAAGGAACTCTAGCCGGCCTTGCGTCGTCAATTCCAGGAATCGGGATCGCTCTCGGCGGGCTCGGAATGGTCGCTGGCACAATGTACAGCGAGTGGAATGAGAACGCAGCAAAGACATCGGCACGCATCGCACAGATGTATGACGATATGCGCGAATCGGGCGACAGATACCTGTCAGGTGAATACATCCACCAAGCAATCTCGGACATCATCTCCGGATCTGCCGACGCGGTCATCTCTCTAAAAGAGGTTCAGGAGATTGCGCAGGCCACGCATCTCCCAGAGGGTACGGTGCTCGCCGCTGCCGCCGGTGATGGCGAGTCGCTCGCGCAGGTGCTACCCAGGGTCCGCGCAGAAGTCGACCGCTACAAGGAAGCTATCAATGAAGCCAAGGCAGCATCAGACGGCTGGGCCGATACGACCATGCTCGAGGAGTCGATGGGCATATGGAAGTACTACGTAAAAGATCTCGAAGGAGTAACTAGTTCGATCGAGACCGCCGCGGGGAAGGCCGATCTGTACAACCAGGCAGCCCGCAGGATCCGCGAAAACTCGCCTGGTGAGGAGGAGGCGCAGCGCTTCCGCGGCATGGGCATAGCAATCGATGACGCGACCAAAGCGCTCAATGCATTGCCGACCGACAAAACGATCACCATTGCGGTTGACACATCAGGCGTACACGATCAAATCCGACGTGCCCTAGCGGGCGAAGCGTTCACGATACCTGTCATGGCTGCACGTACTGGGAAGGCCGTCTACTGATGGCCACCACAATAGGCGTATCCTCCATCACCTACGATGCCGGCATCTTCGCCGAGTTTGAGTCGTCGCGCGACGGCCGCGCACTGGTTCAAACCATCGTCGGTGAGCCACCTACCCAGGTCATTACTCCACGCGCTTCAGGTCCGCGCCGCGGCCGCCTCACGGTAGTGCCGGGCGACCTCGCCGCAGCGATCACGATCGAAGCAATGCTGGCCGGTGCCGGACCATTCACACTCACCGATCCAGATATCACGCTTACGTTCGTTGTGCCCGACAGCGGCCGCGTGCGCGTGACGCGCACAGACAAGGCGTGGCGCGTCGAGGTGGACTTTCTTGAGGTGCTACCGTGATCGCCGCTACGCATAAGATCTCAGCAAGCCTCCACAACGACTCGCGTGGCGAGGATCTGCCGCTAGCCGTGCTCGCCGCGGAGGTCACGCTCGACGAGGCCTGGGCGCCATACGCGCAGGCACGCCTCACTGTGGCATTGCCTGGCACCTCGGACGACGCCGACCTCATTGACCCGCGTGACGACGTGCGCGTCACCATTGAGCTCAGCGGAGCCGGCACCCGCGCGTTTGACCTTGGCCTCCGCGACCGCCGTATTAACGCGGCCCGGCGCGAGATCTCACTCGAGCTGGCCAGCGACGAGGCGCTGCTGCAGGACAGCGGCCTGGTTACCACAAACCCATCCATCGCCGCGCGCCCACATGAGGCGTCTCTGCGTGCCATCCTCACCGAGGTGGTGCTCCCGACCATCGGCGCGCAACTCGAGCCAGGCGAGGCCGACTACGACGCGACCATCGACTACGACGTGACCAACCTTCACCCGAATCCGGGAGGTGAACTCAACACTGCGCACTACAGCGATGGGACGTCCACGGAGGTGATCACTAGGTCCACGGCTATGGCCAGGACGGGTGCAGCAAGTATCGCCGTCCTAATTACCGCTGGCAGCGGCGGTTCTGTATTCCTAACTGACACCTCGACCTACCCGATGCAGGCAACTCCGGGGAAGACGTACACCGCCGCTGTGTGGGTGCGTGCCACCGTGGCATCCGCTGCACAAATGCGAATCCGATGGCTGACCTCAGCGAATGCCACCATCGCCGACGTCTTTGGCACCTTGGTCTCGGTAACCACGACCGGCTGGACTTTGGTGACCGTAACCGCCGTAGCACCTCTCACGACGGCAAAGATTGCCCCCATTATCAGACTGAATGGAACGAGTGGCTCTTCTTTCTACATGGACGACACCATGGTCAATGAAGGCGAGCTGGCACCAGCATTCAACGGCGACACTCCTGACACAGCCATCTTCGAGTACGCCTGGATGGGAACCCCGCACGCCTCGGCATCGACTCGGACCGGGCGCTACCGCCGCTCGGCCGACTCGCTGACCTGGTCGCCCGGCGAGACCGCCTGGGACTTCATTGAGCCTCTGGTTCAGGCCTCCGGCCTGAGGCTGTGGTGCGACGAGGCCCGCCGGTGGTGGCTCACCGACCCGAGCGCGGCCGACAGCGGCCAGATCAACCTCACCGAGGGAATCAACCTCACCGAAGCCGAAGACCGAATCTCCCGTGACGAGGCCTGGTACGAGTCCGTGGTGATCGAGTACCGCTGGCTCGAGGCCGGTGCACAGTGGGTGAAGTACGACGCAGCTGGCACGGGTGGCCGATGCCTCACGCTCACCTACGAGCGGCCGTGGCCGGGCCCAGGGGCCGCCGCCGCAGTCCTCCACCGTGCGCGCGGCCGTGGCCGCGTCCTGGCCGTGTCCGCGCTCTCGCAGTACCGCGCCGCCCCTGGCCAGACCTTGCAAGCCACCCTGCCAGGCACACCCGTCCAAACGGGCGTCATCTCAAGTGTCGCGTGGCGCTTCCCAGAGCAGCAGATGACGGTGGGCTCCCGTGGATTGACGGACACCTCACCCACCGCCTGGATCCAGCTGGCCGAGGGGGAGCAATGGATTGACTCGCCGCCCGGTGAGTCCTGGATTGAGGAGGTGGCGTGATGGCCACAGGAGACGACGCAACCGCCGCGGGCTATGACCTGGTCTCTGGAACCGACGATCGCCGTGACGGGTGGATCGAGGACAACAAGACCCGCGACTACCTGGCGCAGCTTGCCGCCGTGGTGGAGGGCAAAGTGACCGGCGCGGTCACCATCAAGACCGGCACCACGTTGCCTCCCGCCGCTGAGAATGCCGGCGTGATCTTCTTCCGGCACGCATGAGCCATGACCACCACGCGAGGTAATGAAGTCGCCTACGGCTCTGGTGGCCGCTACTGGGCGCAGATCGACTACACCGTCACGCAAACAGACGAGGCCGTCACCATCGCCTGGGCGCTCACGGGCCAGCACAACGCCTCACTGTATGACTCGTCCAACAGTGCGGGTGCGAGCGGCTGGCGCAACGCCTCATACCCCTCCAAGGCATACGCCGCCGCGACGGCCGGCTCAATGGCCTACGACTCCGGCACGTCCACATTCACCCGCGCGTTTGAGGGTGCCTCCGTGGTCTCGCTCGAGTTCTGGATTCAGGGCCTCGCCGAAGGCTCAGGCGGTGGAGGTCGCTCCACCGCCACCGTCACCGTCACCGTGCCGGCACGCCCGTCCGGTGCAGCGCTCTCGGACGGCACCACCTGGCGCACCGGCGTCTTCTTCATCTCGGACGGCACCACCTGGGCGCCGCTCATCCCGTCACTGTCAGACGGGAACACCTGGAAACCCACCACCTGAAAGGCAGCACGTCATGAGTACCCTCGTCAGCCCCGCACTGGGGACCATCGTCAGCTCGTATGGCCCCCGCACCGCCCCCATTCCCGGCGCGTCAACGTTCCACCTCGGCGTAGACATCGCCCGCGGGCCGCGCGGCATCGTCGCACCAGCAGATGGGGTCGTCACCGTGGCGAGCTTCACGGCCGCCCGCGGCAACTACGTCACCATCGACCATGGCGGCACCATCACCCGGCACCAGCACCTCACCTCGCGCGCCGTCAAGAAGGGCGAGCGGGTCACCGCCGGCCAGACGATCGGGCAGATGGGCATGACCGGGATCGCCACCGGCGTCCACCTCCACACCGAGGTACTCATCGACTCCAAGAACGTCGACCCCTCAGCCTGGTACAAGCAGCGCGGCGTCCGCCTCGGAACTGAGGACGTAGGCGCGGTCGCCGGCGGAACGCCAGCGTCCACCTCGGGCGGCACGCTGCAGAGCGGCTCCACGGGCGCCCGCGTCCGGTCGCTGCAGAGTGGCCTCCGCCGCATCTTCCCCGCCTATCGCCGCGGGGTGGCCGTCCGCCGGGGTGACCTCATCGACGTGGACGGCATCTTTGGTGCTCAGACCGACGCGTGGGTGCGTGAGTTCCAGCGCCGCACAGGCCTCGTGGTCGACGGCATTGTTGGCCCTGCCACCACCGCCCGCCTCGCCACCTACGGCATCGCTCTTTAGGAGACATCATGCGCATCTTGATCGACATCATCCCCCAGACGGCCCGCCGCTACGTCTACGCCGGATGGGCTCTCATCAGCCTTGTGCTGGGCGCCTGGGCCGCCTTTGCGGGTGCGGCGGCGACCTACACCTTGCCCGCCTGGTACGCCGGCCTCACGGCCGTCTACGCGTTCGCCACCGCGGCGCTGGGCCTCACCGCCTACTCGAACACGAGCGAGGCACCTGATGCCTGATGCTGACATCGCCGACCTGATGGTCACCGTGGCGCGGATCGAAGAGCGGCTGGTGGCCACGCAGGCCCGACTCGGCCGCGTCGAGTTGATCCTCGGCACCGTGGCCGCGGCGATCCTTGGCGCGATTGTCACGACGGCCGCGACCATCCTGTAATCGCCGCGCACAGCACAAAGGCCCCTTACCCTGGGAAGTGGGTGAGGGGCCTTGTGCTGTGCCTACGAGCGCAACGCAGCGCGGATGGACTGAACGGTGAGCGCAAGCAGCATGCCAAGCCCACCTACCGTGATGAACGCCGCGCCCAGCGACGGTTCACCGTCCGATGCCAGCGTCGCAATGCCGGCAATCATGCCGGCAAGGCCAAGGACCCACAGCCACGTTTGAGAGCCAAGCCCACCCTGGGTGTGCTCCTGCACGTCATCGGCCGCAGCCACTTCTTCTGACATGTGTTCCTCCTTTGGTTGTGTGACCAAACTAGACTGCGTTGACGATCGCTCGCTTAGGCGCGTCCGGGACTTTCACGTAGATCCTCGTGGTGACCGGCGACTCATGGCCCAGGAGGTCCTGCACGGCCGCAAGATCGCCCGAGACGGCGTAGGCCTTGCTACCGAAGCGGTGCCGCAGCTTGTGCATCGTGTACCCCTCGGGCAGCAACCGCTTGACGCGTTTGGCGACATAGGCGGAGGAGAGGTGCCCATCGATGAGTCCGGGGAAGATGAAGCCGCCAGGGCGCGCGAGCAGTTCGTGTGCCAGGTCGTCCTTGAGTGGCACGGTGCGCTCCTTGCCGCCCTTGCCATGGACCAGGAGCGACCACCCGAGGAGGTCCTCGACGACGTCGTCACGCCGCACCCGTGCGACCTCTCCGCGGCGTAAGCCGGCTTCGCCGGCGAGGCGCACCATGAGCCGGTCTCGCTCGTCAGCTACTTGGAGCGCGAAGCGGTAGCCCGTCTCGGGCACGGGTCGAGGGTTGGGTCGGACAACACCGGAGACTGTCAGCGCGGCAAGGACGTTGTGCTCGACGTGGCCCTCACGCTCGAGCCACGTGAAGAGGCCCTTGAGCGCTGCGACATGGCCGCGACGTGTGGACGTGGACCAGGTCCGCGCCGCGAGCCACGCCTCAACGCCGCCGATGGAAACCTGGCCAGGCGTGGCCGCGGGCAGGTCTCGCGCCAGGCGCATCAGCTGAGCGCGCCGCAGCGCTACCGTCTCCGGCCGCCGGCCAATCGCGCGAAGGTGAACGGTATAGGTGATGATCGCCTCGGCCCACGCGATCCCCTCATGAGTGGTCAT